TTCGTCAAGTTCTTCAACTTCTTCGTTGGTCGCTTTCTTAGCGGCATAAAAGGCACCAAGAGCCATTTGAATTCTTTCTTTCTTGGATTTACCTTCAAACTTGGGGTTGTCAGAATGTACAAAATCGTGGATCCACTTTTCGGCTCCATCGGAAACAGATAACTTTTCTTCTAGTTCTTCTGATTCTTTTCTTAATAACTTGAAATCTTGAGAATCTAATTTACCATTTTTATTTTTATCAAGTTTGTGTTGGTCGCCTTTTAGTTTAGTTTCAGCTCTAGCTAAACCAGTATCCATTTTCTTTTGCGCCTTTTCATTAGCACCCATATCCCATTGACGTTTATTAACGTAACTTTGAAGGGTTTCTTTGCTTAGTTCTTGGATGGATTCAGATTCTTCAAAATCTTCGTCTTCAAAGTCGTCAACTGGTTCTTCTCTTTCGTTTTGAACTAGGGTTTGTGCAACTTCGATTCTTTTACCAGCAAGAGCGTCAGAAACTTTCTGCATTAGAGCGTTTTCGATTTCTTTTCCCATTTCGCTAATGTTATTAGAAAATGCGAAATCTACCGCTTTAGAAATATTCTCGTTCATTATTGACTCCTAAATTTATTATTTATATACGTTGTATGGATTATTTGGATTTTGCGGTGTTGATTCTTGACCTTGTTCTTGTCCGGCATCAATCTGTTGATCTGGTTGAGGCATCAATTTACTCTGCAATTCCGCTGCTTGAGCTTGTAATTTAATTTGATTGCTCTGATCTTCTTCTTGATTTTTTATGTCTTCCTTTTTTTCGGTTTCCATCTCTTTACTCATATGTCGAATCTCGTCGTCATTCAACCTTAATACATTCCTTTGAATCCATTCTTTTGAATAATATTTCCCAACGTAAGGGTCAATAATCCCAAGAATCCCCAATCGACCTTGCATCAATTCTGCTTCTTTCAATTCAGAATAGTTATTATCTTTTACGAAGTCGTAAAATACGCCCTCTTTATATTCTTCCCATTCTTCTTCTGTACAAACCCCTTTTAAAACTAATTGAATTCTCATGATTTGATCAAACATATCAGAAAATTTATTTCTTAGTTTGTCAATAAATTTAGCAAACTTTAATTCGTCTCTTGTAATTTCGCTGCTTCTACCAACATTATAAACATTTTGTGGGTCCAATCTATTTACGGGAACGTTCAGAGATTTATACAATTTTCTCTCAAAATATTCTACCATATCCATATTTGAGAAATTGTCTAAAGATTCCAGAGTTTTAATTTCTGTAGTTGTTCCGTTATTTCTTCTAGGCATCCAAAAATCTTCGAGCATGGATAAATGTTTTCTGTCGTCTCTTACTTCTCCAGTAGTGGCGTCATACACCAATTTATTTCTATATTTGGTCATCATATCCCTAAGATATTGTTCAGCTTTTGCTTTAGGCATATCACCAACATCAACGTAGAATACTCTTCTAGAAGGAGCTCTTGATAGCTTATAAATCACAGAAGCGTCTTCAATCATTCTTAATTGGTTTAATGGCTTGATTGCTTTATGTAAATAACTTAAAACGACTGCTCTTCTAGCGTCCATTAGCCCCGAATTGATATTGATTACAGAATCTGGAGCTATTTTAATACCTTGAACGCTTGAAGTTGCTGTGGTGCCGGATACCATTCTATCGTTATAGATATAGTATTCGCTCACATCTGTAACGACTTCTACTCCTGTTTCTTTATCTTTTTGCTTTTTTACTTCTCTAATTTTTCTAATTTTTCTTGGATCAACATATCGTAATTCTTGAATACCTTTTTTTGGGTTGGTAATATCAATAATTGCGTGGTAAAATAATCTACCATCTACATAATACCTTCTGAAAATATCAGACGCCATATTATTATAATTTAAAAGTTTTAATACAACTTTAAATTCTGCTTCGATGGCATCTCTCAATTTATCTGACATTTTTGCGATATTGTCTGTGACGATATCTACAGATTTTCCATCATCGTTTTGTACTATAGCTTCATTAATAATATCTTCAATAGCAGATTCAATTTCTGGTTGCATCGCCATTTCCCTATAGCGAGTTATTAATTCAACCTCGTTTTTTGTTATTCCGTCTAAGTCTATAGTTTGAGAATAAAAAGCAGAAGAAGAAATTGTTGTTGCACCGTCTTCGTTAGCAGGTACAGTAAAACTTGGTATTTGATCTACCTTTTCTTCTTCTTTACGCTTTAATTTAAACCCGAATAAACTGAATGATTTATCTGCCATATTTTTATTCCATAATTAAGATTAATTCAATATTTATAGACATTAAGAAGAAGTCTTATCTGTACTTCCAGTATTAGATTCCCACCATTGCATTGCGAAAGTTACGGAAAATCTTTCGATTTGGTCGTTTTGATCCCAACCCAAATTAATTGGAGAAATATCTACTGGAAAGCACTGGACCATTTTATATTCTGCTAGAATACCTTTACCGTCTTTACTATAATGCCTAACGTATCCATCTTTTTGGTAGTCGTTTGGTGTGATTTTTGCTGAATCTCTAACGTTTGCAACGTGACCATTCAATTTATTCATCCAACTTTCTAAGAAGAATCTTGGTCCGCTTTTAAAATCTTGTTCATCAACTAGAATTTGAACAGTCCAATTATCAAATCTTCTATTACCAGCAAATTTCGCTTCTCTGCCGAAAAAATATGCAGAAGCGGTACCAATACTGGAACCAGGAAGGGAAGTAGATTCGGCTCTTAATGTAAAGTTGTCTCCAACATTTTCTGATTGAGCTTCAAAAGTTATGTCGAAAAGGTTAGGTCTGGCTCCATCAAAGGTCATGTTATTGACAAAAGTGGAAATGTTAAAAGGTTGGTAATTAGCCATCTTATTTCTCCTTGGAAATGTAAATATTTTTAAGTATTTATAATAATCTTAATTTACGTCAAATAAAAAGGGGTCCTAAGACCCCTTTTATTATTATTCTAATTTATGTTAGAATTGTCCTACAACTGTATTAAAGTCCACACCAGTTTTTACTGCAACAAAGTTTAATTGGATAAAGTTGATGCTTCTTGCTGGTTTAATATAGATATCACCAACAAAAGCGTTTCTATCAATAATATCTGAAGTATTATTGGTTTCGTCACAAACTACTCTAAATGCGGTAATACCCCTTCTTGCTTGTACTGAACGTAGGTATGGTTCAATTAAAGCGACGAATTGTGATCTAGTGAACGGATCGTTAAATTCAAATAGGCTGAATTTTGCTGCTCTAGAAATAGATTTTTCAAGAGTAATGAATAATCTACGAACATTAATTCTATCGAACGCAGAAGGTTTTCTTTGTAGAGTTTTATCTCCAAGAAGGATAACCCCATCGCCAGTAACAGAAACTACTGGATTGATTCCATTCTTATACAATTCGTCTCTTTGTGTTAGGTTTGGATTCCAAGCAAGTTTTACTGCGTTTTTGATTTTTCCTCTGTTAAATCCTGCTGGAGAATACCAAGGGTCTGCTACTGTGTCAGTATATGCGCAAAGTCCTGCTATATCAGCGTTTAATGGGACCCAACGGAAGTCATTATTATAACGGTCAAATTGGTACTTCCAACCTGAATCTACAACCATATAAGAAGAACTTCTATCCAAAACGTTTAAGAAAGAAAGATTATTTGTTACTATGTTATCAACTTCGAATCCTGATTGGTTATATACGTCTCCTAGTCGAGGGGATACAAATAACATGCAATCTTTTCTTCCAATAATTGGAGTTTCTCCGCTTGTGCCCAATACAATATTGTCTAGAACGTGTTGCGCTATTACTGGAGTAGCGTCATTATCTGGTGCTGCTGCGCCCAAGAAAGCCAAAGAAATTTCATATTTGTCTTTATCGTTAATTAAATCCCAAGAAGTAATAACGTTTGCAGTAGTTGGGGAAGAACCGTCTAACCCACCATTTAACGTAACATTAAAGTTTACAGGAGAATCATAAGAAACAACGTCTGAAGAAAGTTTTCCCCAAGTATTGGCTGTATTTGCATAATCTGGGTTGTCTAACACATACAAATAATTCGATGATTGTAGCAAAACGTTTTTGAAATAAGAACTTC